CTAAATCATCTTGTAGAAGTGGCCATTCTGATTGAATATTGACAATATTATTTGATAGTAAAATCACCCAATCAAGAGTTGACTCACCATAAAAATCTTCTGCAACATTATCAGGACGATCATTTCCTTGTATTTGATACTTCTCAAAAAATGCAAGTTCCTGAAAAATATCAGGACGAAGACTCCCTTTTTTGAAGAAATTTTTGACTTGTATATAATCTGATATGTTCTTAGATTCTGCAATCCGACTTACATATTCAAAATTTGGAACCTGACGGAAATAAGATGCCATTTTAGTAACCTATGTTTGTTGGTAGTGCATCTTTATCATCATAATCATCATCAAAGATTGGTTCAAGTTCTTGGAAACTTAGTGAAAGTTCATATGCGGTCATAGATCTTCCATCGGGATCGGAATCGTCATAACTCATATATTGACCATCGGGAGTATAATTTACACTACAATTGGTAAGAGCACATTCTTTAAAACGATTTAGATATGGGTGATCTTGATTTGATGTTTTATATTGAATTCTAAAAGTATGTGGTGCCTTTAAAAGAAGAACAGACTTACTTCTTTTTACCGACATTGATTGTTTAAAGTATCTTATAATAGTTCTTACTCTTATTGCTTCTGATTTTGATCTCGGAGTCATTTTAAAAGTAAAAGAAAAATCTCTGAGTGAAGGACTATCAAAAAGAAGTTCTAAATTTGGATTTATTACCACACCATATTGTCTTGATAAAACATTTTGACCAAGTGCTGATTGAATTGTTTTAGATGCAATTAGTGCTGTTAGTAACTTAGTGTCAGATTTATCCCCAAAAACTGCACCAAATTGATCTTTTGCTGTTTCCGCACCTGCCTCTGCTCCACCTAAAAGAAAACTATTTAATGCGGCCGCCACACCTTCCGCTGCCGGATTTAACTCACCAGATTGCCAATTCACAGAATTTCTATCCGTTATTCCTCCACTGGGCATTGGTAAAGTGATTGTTGCTAAAATATTACCTGCAGGGGGAGCATCTTTTCTAAGTCCCAGATTTTTATCTAACCCTAACCCCCTTGCCACATATTTAATAATTTTAAATTGAATACAATCTTGATTTGAATTCATGTTTATGGGATATCTTAAATCTCCCCCTGGATATTTCTTTCTACCTTCATATTCCTTTCCTGCCGCATCTTTTATTGTGTCTATGTCGTCTTTGGAGAGTTGTCCTTCTGTTGGTTTATTTGGATCCTTTGCTTGTGGTGTGCTTGTTGTGGATTTATAACCTTCAGATTTTTTTAAATCTTCTAGTTGTTTTTTGGCAACTTCTGGTGATACACCTCCACCATCACCTTTTGCATTCTTTTCTGAAATTTCTAAAGTTCGTGTCTTAACAGTTTTATTCAAGGTGTCATATTGTTTCTTTCCCTCTTCTCCTGAAAAATAAGTTTTATATTTTTCATTATCGTTAATTGTTGTTTTATCATTTGATGCATTATAACTATAAATTAATTTATCACCAAACAGAGTTGGTTCATATACTTGAAAGTTTCCATTTGAACTATTTGTAACCACGGGAAGACGAGTTGATCTTCCATTACCATCTTTAATACCAGGAACAGTTGCTTTATATAGACCTGGCACAGGTCTCTCGGTCATGTCCTGGTTTAATTGGTTTGGGTCTGTTACCTGTTTCCAACCTTGAGGAATTCCATCTGCCATCAGAATACCTCCACACTAATGAATGTGTTTGAAATATATGTCTTCTCTCTTCTAAACATAGACATAAGAGTTTTATTTATTTAGACGAAATTTTGCATAAGGTATTGCGAGTAGTTCATCAAGTTCGTTATATTTAACAACATGAAGTTTTCCTGAGACTTCCGCCCAAGTATATTGTCTTGCCTTTCTCCAATGAAAATTAATTGCTTTAAATCCCCATTTCTCTAATGAAGTACAAGCAATTAATGGGTGTTGGTCATATTCTATTTCTGGTGTTTTTGGATTGTACATAAAAGTATAAAACTTTCCTGGTTCTGGATATAAAACTTCTTCTTTAAAAAATTCCATAATTAAGAGCATTAAATCTTCTGGGTCATTACTCCCTTGTTCTTCAATTTTCTTTTTAAGTTCTTTAACTCTTGCTGTGGATGAGTTGTCTATATACTGACCAAATCCTTTTTGTGCCATTATTTTACCCGAAAATTTCCTGCTCTGTAATGACCTTAAACTCTAACATTCTATCAGCACACCATTCTTGAATTGCGGTCCATTTTGCTTGATTTACCACATAAGTATTAACCTCGTGAATAAAGGTCTTTGTCTGCTTATTTCCCTTGACTGGTGGAATAGTTTGTTTTCTTGGTTTTATTTCTATTACATATTTTTTAGTTTTATTATCTTCTAAAACTTCTATAATAAAATCTGGGAAATATCTACATACTTTTTGTTTTACTGGATTGTAATAAGGAACACAAAATTCTTCAGACCCATATCTCAAAATATTAGGAGACCTATCACACCACTGCATAAACTTAAGTTCCCAACTACTACGATATACTATATTTGCACAATCACCAATATATTTTTCAGGATTTCTTGGATGAAAATGTCCTTGATGATATTTTGAGTCACGAGGCATACTTAACTCCTACCATACCTACACTACATAATATATAATCCTAAGATATTTATAAATGCCTGCAAAAGTTAGTGTAGATAAAATCAAGGCAAATCTACTTCACCCTGCTCTCACATCTCACTTTGAGGTTCTAATACCAAGACCAAGTGGGTTAACTGATGGTTATTTAAATGCTAATGGTTTGCCAGGTTTTTCTGATAAGCAATCAAAATTAAACTTGCTGTGTTCCGAAGCAACTTTGCCCGGTTCATCACTAGCAACTCACGAAAATAATAGTGATTTTACTGGAGTGACCGAAAAATTTGCCTATCGTAGATTATATGATGATAGAATTGATTTTACTTTTTATGTTGATGCTGATAATTATCTCCCGATTAGATTTTTTGAATCCTGGATAAAATTTATTGTTGGAGAAAGTCAAACTAAATCTGAAGAATCTGGTAAACTTTCATCAAAAGATCCAAATTATTTTTATCGTGTCAAATATCCTAACGATTATATTGTTGAAGGACTTAAAATTACCAAATTTGAAAGAACTTCAAAAAATAAAAAGAGTGCTAATCACGAGGGCAATACTTTAATTTATAATTTTGTGAATTCATATCCAATAGCAGTCACATCAATGCCAGTTTCTTATGAGGCATCTTCATTACTAAAATGTACTGTGTCTTTTAGTTATATTCGGTATTACGTTGAGTCTAAAGATGTAGCAGGAACATCAGATTCTAGATCCAGATCTCCAAATGGAGCAGCAGATAGTCCATATACAGGAGCACAATTAGATAATATAGAGGCACTTGATATTGAATATACTCAAGCACTAGCATCTGGAAATAATGATAGAATTGAAGCAGCAGATATTGCAGTAACTCAATTCCAACAATCAATACGAAGATAACCTCCAATATTCTAATCTAAATAACAATACCTGAAGTTATTATAGGACATTATGCCTTTACCAAAACCGACGACTCCGATTTATGAACTTGAATTGCCTTCTACTGGTGAATCAATTAAATATAGACCATTTCTTGTTAAAGAAGAAAAGGTACTGTTGATTGCACTAGAAAGTGAAGATACTAAACAGATTACTACTGCAATCAAAACTGTAATTAAAAGTTGTATTCTTACTAAAAATATTAAAGTTGAAGCACTTCCAACTTTTGATATTGAATACTTATTCTTGAATATTCGTGGTAAATCTGTAGGAGAAGAAATTGAAGTTAATATAATTTGTCCTGATGATGAAGAAACAAATACTCTTGTAAAGATTGATTTGGATTCAATTAAGGTTCAAAAGAACGAAGATCATACCAATAAAATTAAAATTGATTCTACAATTATGATGGAAATGAAATATCCATCTTTGGAGCAATTTATTAAGACTAATTTTGATTTTAAAAATGATAATACGATGGATCAATCTTTTGATTTGATTTCTTCTTGTATTGATAAAATTTATACTGAAGAAGAAGTGTGGATTGCTGCTGATGTAACAAAAAAAGAACTAGTTGACTTTTTGGAGCAATTAAATTCTTCACAGTTTAAGCAAATTGAAAAGTTCTTTGAGACTATGCCCAAACTTTCTCATAAAATCAAAGTTACAAATCCAAAGACCGAAGTTGAAAGTGAAGTTATTTTAGAAGGGTTAGCAAGTTTTTTCGCATAGCCCTGGTCCACATGGACCTTGAGAATTATTTTCGTCTTAACTTTGCCCTAATGCAGTATCATAAATATTCACTTACAGAAATTGAAAATATGATGCCGTGGGAAAGGGATATTTACGTTGAATTATTAAAACAACATTTAGAAGAAGAAAAACTCAAACAACAACAAAATGGATAATCAATCATCAAGAGGAGGATCTATAGTTGCCGTCAAAAAGAGCGGTGAAGATCTTGTTGATGAACAAATTGACGAAAGAATTTTAAGACTTCTAGGACTTGAATATATTTTTGATATTGATTATGATACATATACGTCTCTTCTAAAGGAGAAGATGGTTGCTGCCAGAATGGCAAAAACTCAAATTCCTACAGAAGAGGCAGAACTTCTTACGAATGAATATAAAAAGATTAGAGGAAAAAAAGGTAGGTTTAAGGTTAAAAAGATTACTGCAGATAGTTTTAAAAAAGGAAGTGCAGTTGGAATTAATTTAGGAAAACAAAAGGCACTTATAGGAAAATCGCAATTAGCACTTCCTCCTGTTGATAAGATGACGGGGGGAAATGATATAAAAGAAATTATTGATGCTCTTGCTGAAATAATTAAAAGTCTTACGAGTCAAAATAAACTTGCAAAGGATTCTGCAGAGAAATCTAGAATTGCTGGAGAAGCAGGACAGAGAGGTGAGAAAGAATCAAGATTAGAGAAAGGATTTAAGTTTGCAATCAAGGCAGCAGAAAAGATTATTGCTCCCATTAAATCTTTACTTGATAGAATTATTGATTTCTTTGTTGCTATTTTTGTCGGAAGAGCACTGATTAAACTCTTAGATTGGTTTAGTGATTCTAAAAATCAAGACAAAATCAAAGCAATTGGTAGATTTTTAGGAGACCAGTGGCCTAAACTTCTTGCTCTTTATATAATGTTCGGAACTGGTTTAGGAAAGTTTGTTGGATTTTTAACCAAGATTGTTATTCGTGGAGGTATTAAACTTGCAGCTGCTGCAGCAGGATTATTAGCAAAGGCAGGTGTCGGAAAGGCAGCAGGAGCAGCAAAGTTTCTTGGTGGAAAGGGTGGAAGATTTCTTGGTGCAGGTCTTCAGGTTGCTGCAGCAGTCGGCACCACAATGGCCGTAAGTAAGGGTATTGAAAATTTTGGTGGAATTGGTGGAGAAGAACAAAAAACTCAAGGATATTCTGGTGGTGGATTTGTAATTCCAAAGTTTGCCGGTGGTGGGTTAAACTTTAAAGGTATGATGGGTGGTGCCGGAATGGGTGCTATGTTCGGACCTCTTGGTATGTTATTGGGTGCTGGTCTCGGGTCTGGAAAAATTCAAGAAACTGTGAGTGGTCTGATTGGTGGACAAAAAGGTGTAGATAAAGTTCCGGCAATGCTCACGGATGGTGAGTTTGTAATGTCTCGTGGTGCTGTGCAGAAGTATGGTGTGGATACTCTTGAGGGGATGAATGCTGCTGGTGGAGGAACTAATCAACCAAAGATTGTTTCTGGAACCACTTATGCTGCTGGTGGTGGAATGATTGGTGATCAAAAAGAAAATGTTAGGGATAGAATTTTAGAAAAAAGAGAAAGAGAACAAAAGTCTTCCAAACCTCAGCACTTTGGCAGTAAAGGTTTATTAAGCCCTGATGTTACAAAATCTTTAGAAAAACCTAAATCAGAATCTGAATCTAAACCATCAGGGGTATTTGGTATTGTTTCTCTGATGACAAGAGCATTGTCAGCAATGAATCCAGCATCATTGTCATTGCTCGCAAATGCATTAGGAGGATCCCCTGCACAAGCACAAACTAATGCACCACCATCCAAACCAAATCCTATGGGAGATGGTGGATTTCTTGACACATTAGGTGGGTTTCTTCCTGGAACCGGAAATGTAATGGCACCCCGTAGTTCTGGACCCAGAGATATAAGAGGAAATCAACAAACGGACCCTGGGTTTCAATTCAAATTTTTGGGAATACCTTTAGGATCTCCAACCTCAGGGGCTTCTTCTAGATTTGGTATGACTGCACCACTTGGACCGGGTGGAGATGTTGGTGGATATACTAAAGAACAGAAGAAAAGGTATGCTTCAAGAACAGGTTCGTCTTTTGTTCCAACATCTTATGCAGGATCTATTTCTGGGGCTATGGGAGATAGCCACTTAAGATTTCCAGGATTTCCATCATTGCAAAACAAAAAAATTGAAATACCAGATTATATGATGCCGTCAACTCATTCTAAATCTCAAAAACCACAATCAGATTCTAGATCTGAAAATGCAAAATTTATTGGTGAATCTTTTAAAAATTTTGGACAAAATGTACAAACAATCAAAGGTTCTTCCAAAAGACAGGAAGAAATGATGGGACAAATGGGTTATAAACCAGATGGATATGTGAACTTAGGGGGGAAAAAACTTAATCTTGGATCTCAATCAAAAGCAATACCTATAAACCCACCATCAAAATCAAAAGTAAAGGTTGTTTATGCAACATCACCTGGTGGTATGCCAAAATTAAACACTTCTTCTGGTGCATCTCCATCAGTTCCTTCTTTTAGTGCAGTACATCCAAATTCTGAAAGCAGAAGAAGAAATGCTGCCGTTCTTGGAGTTAAGTAAGATATGGAAACTCCAAAGTTATCTCCTGCAAAAATAAATCCAACAAAACTTTTACCAGGAATATCTATATCTACAAAAAAAATATCTACAGAAAGTCTTCAGGAAGAAAGTATTAGTGTACTTAAAAGTGATTTGTTTATTATCAAAAAGCAAGTCTTTAAGGTTCGTGATTTAATTCAGACTTCTACACTTATAAAGCAGTCAGAACTTGAAAAGAAAAGAAAATCAACAGAAAAAAAAGAAGCAGAAAAACAAGAAAATAAGTTAGAGGCAAAACCAGAAAAGAAAGAAGGAAAACTGAAGATGCCCTCGGTACCAAAACTTGGGTTTTTGGATAGAATTAAGAACTTTCTTTTTTCAGTTCTTCTTGGATATATCTCAATTAAACTTTTACCACATCTTCCAAAACTTGTAGGTATTGTAAGTATTATTGGAAATGTGATGGAGTTTATGATAGATTTGGGTGGAAATATATTAGATAAAGTAGTCACATTTATTGACTGGGGATATAAGGCAATAGATGCGACTCGTGGATTTATGAAAAGTTTTGGTGGAGATTTTTCATTAAAAATCTTTGATACTTTTACTGGTGCCGTGAGTGGTGTGATTGATGCTGCGATTATTGCTTCCATTGCTATTGCCGGACAGGGTAAGGATGGAGTTCTTGATATTGGAATGGATTTGGTGAAGGATAGGTTACTTGGACAGGGGGCAAAAACAGCAGCACAGGCAGGAACACAAGCAGCAACAGGTGCAGGAGGAACAGCAGCAGGAGGAGGTGCAACAGCAGGAGGAACAGCAGCACAGGCAGGTGGAATAGGAACCGGTGCAGTTGCTGCTATTATTCTCGGTGCAGGACTTCTTGCATCTGCTTTGGGTGAAGGTGCATTCCAACTCAAAAAGATGTCAGTTGGAATGGAACAGGGTGCTAAGAAAGCATATGATGGTGAAAAAAATCCTCTTATGAAACCAATTCGTTGGTTAATGTATCAGGGTGCAAAATTTATTAGTTTTCAATTAGGAACAGTTGGTACTCTTCTTGATATTGTTGGAACTCCCTTTAGATATGCAATTGAATTAATTCGTTATCCATTTTTGGACGAAAAAGGTAAAGAAGCACAATCAAAAAATCTTGCAAAATTTGATGCAAGAATTCGTGAGCAATTTAGAGAAGGTTTGAATGCACTCACATTTGGTTTAGTTGGTGGTGGTGGAGAGGGTTCCTTTGGAAGTCTTTTTGGTGATAAGGGAACCAAGGGAATGGGATATGCAAAGCAAGCAGAAGGTGGCCCTGCTCCAGTAACCAGAGGTAATAAAATCGTTGGAGGAGCAGTTAAGAGAACCATATCAAGGAAACCTGTTAAAAGAGGAGTAAAGGTTCAGGTTACAAAAGTTAAACCTGGTAGTTCTATTGGTGGAAAGAAAAAGATTGAAAAGATATTTCCAGAGGTGCCAACAAAGGATAAGGGTAAAAATGTAAACCCTCTTGGTTATATGCAATCTTCTTATAATATTGCAACAAAAACTCCTTCTTTTGGAGCACTTTTTGCACTTCCACTCAAGGCACAACTTGGAGAAAAACCAAGTTCTGTTGATTATATGAAAGCAGCAGAAGAATTGTCTGGATGGATGCAAAATACTTTTAGAGGCACTGCCGGATATGCTGGTGGTGGAAAAGTAGAGGCAGGAATGTTTGGTGGTGATGATACGACAAATGTAATCGCAAAATCTTTAGAAGAAAATATTTCATCAAAGGTTGATGCTGCAATTAAAGAGTTGCAAAAACAATTGATGTTAAAAGAACCTGTTGAAGAAAAAAAAGTATCTCCAGGACAAGAAATGGATGGAGATATGGGTGGTGGTGGAAATGCCACTGAAGCAGTTGGTGGAGCAAGATTGTTTATGGCAGAGGGTTTCCCAATGCTTGCTGCTTCAATTCTTGCTGGAAATATACAGGCAGAATCAGGGTGGAAGGGGCAAAGAACTCCCTGGGTTTTAAATGATGGTGCCGGAACAAATAAAGGTCTTATTAGTTGGAATCGTGAAAGAATAGTAAATGGTGAAAAGTTTCTTGGAAAACCTTTAGAAAAAGCATCTAATGGGGAACAAGTTAGGTGGATTAAGGAAGAATTGAAACAATATGGACTCCTTAACCAATTCTTAGATCCAAAATCTACTGAAGACCAACTTAAAGAAGCATCATACAAATATATTGGTTGGGGAATAGAAGGTGATCGTTGGCAACAATCTTCAAGAATTTTTGCTGCACTTCAGAAAGGGGAAAAGGGAAGTTTTGTTGCTGGTAGTGCCGGTACTGGGGGTACTCTTGGTGCAGGATATGGATCTGGTGGTTCTAAAATTGCTGGAGATCTTGGGGATTATATGAAGCAAGTGAAAATACCCACAGGAGAGATTCATCAACATCCAAGACATCCAGGTTGGTCAAAAAGATCTTATAAATCATATCACAACGAGGGGAGAGCAATTGATTTGGGTGGATATGGGCCTGCACACCCATCTTCGGGAGGAAAAGATGAGCAAGCACCTATTTTAAGAGCATTAGTTGCGTGGAATAAACAAAAAGGAGTAACCCCTGTCGAAGTAATACACGGATCTCCTGCATTTAGTGGATTTGGAAAATATGAATCTTCCCCAAATGCATTACATTCACATCACGTTCACGTTGCCTATGCAAAAGGTGGAAGAATATCAAAACCAACACGAGCATTAATCGGAGAAAAAGGTCCAGAGTTTATTTTTGATGCCGATACTACCAGAGGTCTTGATCATATGGCACCTCTTCTTTTAGAAAAATTAAATGCAGCAAAAACAAAACCACAACTTGCAAATATTTTACAATCTTATGCACCCTATGAAGATGGTGCAGAACAGACGGTGATTGTAATGAATAATTCTCAAATGGTTCCAATACCAATTCTAACAGGAAATTCTGGTTCAATTGGTGGTATGAGTCGTTCATCCAGTATAGATACAACATATGATACTCAATATGCAAATGCATAACAGACATTAATCAAATGGCATCAGAAAAAACTGTATTAAGACAAGTCAGAGAAGTCAACATTGCTCAATGTATTATTGAGTCAAATACTGGTGGTGATCAAAAAGATATTGTAGATTTAATTACGGACATTTATTATTATGAAAGTATTCTTGAACCGTCAATTCGCACAAATATCATTTATGTAGATACCGGAAAAACAATTCAAAAAGGTCAAACTACACAAACATTAATTGAAGGACTTCCACTTCAGGGAACAGAATCTGTTAAAATTAAAATCACCGATGGTAATGATGTCAAACTTGAGTTTGAGCAATTTGTAACTCAAATTGTTCCTGTTGGGCAAGACACAACAAAATCTTTGGTAACTCTTGATTTGGTTTCTGAAGAAGGAATTATTAACTATAAAACAAAGATAAATCAAAGATTTGATGGTAAAGTTTCAGAACACGTCAAAAAAATTTTAACAGATAAACAATATCTGGGAACAGAAAAGAAATTGGATATTGAGGCAACAGAAAATACTTATAATTTTATTGGAAATCAAAAAAGACCTTTTTACTCTATTTTATGGTTAGCAAAAAAATCAATTCCATCTCTTCAGGGAGCAAAACAAAATACTGCAGGATATTTTTTCTATGAAACTTCAGAGGGATTTAAATTTAAATCTATTGATTCGTTATTAAGTCAAGAAAAAAAGAAATCATTTATTTACAATCAAACTCCAGATAGTGCGGGTGAAAATCTTCCCTCTGGATATTCTGCAAAAATTTTAGAACATAGTGTTGATGATGTAAGTGGTGATATTCAATCAAAATTATCAATGGGAACTTATTCAACAAGGACAATTCTTTTTGACCCTTTTAATTGTTATTATGAGGTAATCACCAAAGATGCTGAGGAAACAGAACAAAATCTTAAACTTGCAGGAAAAAATCTTCCAAAACTCAATCCAAGATTTATTCGTGAAGGTCAAAAACAAGAATACTCAAGAACTCAATATATGTTAGTTGATAAAGGAACTTTACCTACAGGAGATACGAAACAACAAATTACAAAATCTACAGAACCAAATTTTGATCCAAAAAATATTTTAAATCAGTCTGTAATGAGATATAATCAAATGTTCAATACCAAGACAAACATTACAATTACTGCAGATTTTAGTTTACACGCAGGAGATATAATTTTTATAGATTCTCCAGAACTTTCAAATAAGAATACTCAAGAACTTAATAAACAATTTGGTGGTAATTATTTGATTGCCGACCTCTGTCACTATATTAATGTGTTAAAGGGTGGATATACAAAATTAACCTTGGTTCGTGATTCACTTGGTAAAACTGGATCTTTCACAAATGATTGATCTTAACCTGTTAAATAGTCATAATCAAAAAATTATATCTATGAGCATCAAATGACCGAAGGAACATTATTTAACTCTGGATTTCTGGGAGCAAGTTTTAATTGGTGGATCGGACAGATTGCCGATGATTCTTATTGGAGAGATAATATTGTTTCTGGTAAATTTGATGATAAAAATAGTGTTCCTGGATGGGGAAGAAGATATAAAGTTCGTATCATAGGTCTTCACGATCAAGAAGAAGAATCAATAGATTCGGATCAACTTCCCTGGGCCCAGGTAATGTATCCAATTACTGCTGGTGGAGGTCAGGCAAAGTCTGGAGCAACTTCGGCACTTCGTCAAGGAAACTTTGTATTTGGTTTCTTCTTGGATGGTGCCGATCAACAAGTTCCTGTAATTATGGGAGTGCTCGGTAATAATGCACAGACAGCACTGAATACTAAACCAGAGAATTATAAACCTTTCAGTGGATATGCAAAAGGAAAAGACCCGGATCCTAATATCAAAGTTCCTGCTGATGGACTTACAACAAAAAAACCTGGATCAAAACCTGCAAGTCCTAAATCTGGTGTAATTCTTGATAAATTTGGTAGAGATCCATCTAGAACACCAACATCAAGAGAACTTGCCGCAGCACAATCAGCAAGAGCAGAAGCAGCAGCAAGAGGTTTATCTCCAGCAGCAACAGAAGCATTAGTTGGAGAAAGAACAGTTGCCGCAACAAAAGCAGAAGCAGCAGAATCTCAATCACCAACTTCTCCTACGCAACCAGGAGCAACGATTGAGCAACCAGACAATCCACATCTTATGTCTGTTGCCGATATACAAAGAAACACTATGTATTTGGAAAAGATCGTAATCTTAAATCCTTGCGATTTGGTTGGGTCTGCACTGAAAGCAATTCAGACAGAAATAGATAATCTTACAAAGAAAATTGATAGTGTTCTACAAGCAGCACAAAGTTATGTTGATGCTGCCTCAACTCTTATTAGTGACATACAAAAACTAATTGCAGATGTTGCTTGTATTATTGCAAAATATCTGAAAATGATTTTTGATAAGATTTTAGAATATATTCTCAAAAAAATAAATTGTGCTCTTGCATCAGCAACTGATGC